CAAATCATCAATAACCTTCCTTGCCAAACCATGTGCAGCTTGAGCCCCTGCTTGCTCTAACAATGTGACATCAGATTTTTCCCGCTCCGTATCACCAAGTGCATAAGCGATATACTCATGGTTATCCAAAGCTACGGAAATTGGCTCTTGGTCAATTTCTTCCACTGTATTATAATTACCAGCGAAAGTTGTAGATGAAGTTAATTTATGAAAAATACGAGTTTGAATTGAAGCATCCTTTGATAATGCGTCGCCACCAAGGTCGCTATGAATAGCGCTTAAAAACCCAAGGTCTTCATTAAAAGTCTGCAAAGCGGATTGCAGAATAATATCTGCTCTAATATTACTGAAATTAGTTCCGCCTGGTATTAATGTATCAAAATTAGCCATTATTTAAGTCCTCCTAGGATTTGTTCTTTGTGTTTTCTATAAAATGCGACCTTCTCTGCTGGGTCTGTAATTTCTTTATACTTACTATAAGCATCGACTTCTTCGGCTTCAATCTTTCCCTGCTCAACAGGCTCTACCGCAACACTCTCTAAAATTGTAATAGCTTTCTCAGTTCCAGAAATTTCCTCTTGAGTAAGTTTTTCAACCTGATCCTCAAGCTCTTCATTTGAGGAATTGAGGCTCTCAAGTGAAGATTCTAAATCAACCTTAATTTTCTCTAGCTCTTCAACGCGCTCTTGAAATGCTGAATTTTCTGCACTAAGATTATCAATTTGTGATTTGAAATCTTGATTCTCGGATTCTAGTGCATCAACTCTGCCTTGCAATAGCTCATGCTCCTCCACAATATTTTTAGCTTCAATATCTTTCATTGTAATAGTCTTTTTGTCTCCATGCTTTTTTGTTTTTTTGATAGTCTACTGACTATCCAATATAAATATAAATATAAATATTAAGATAATTGCATCTTTAATATAGTTATTGCTTCTTCCGCCGAGCCGTTGATGTCGATGAGCGCTTTCTCTTTTGCCTTTTTTCCAAGATACACTTGCCCCCGCATAGTTTCCGACCCAATATTTGGTCTGCTTGACAAAACACCTTCTTTAAAATCAGCAAATATTTGCTGTACCATTTCTTGCATATATTCTTTTTGGTCATCTGATAATTTGGTTCCCTCAAACCCTGCTCCTTTATAGGTAGCTTCTTTATTTTTAATTAATTCTACTTTTACACCCTTATTCTCATAAGCAGCACTGCTGTCAACGACTGGCAAATAAACCCCGATTGAGCCAACCTTTGCACTTTTGGTCGCAAACACCATATTAGCTTGTGAGCCGATCCAATACGCAGCGGAAGCCATCATCCCTTCCGTAACTGAATAAACTGGCTTTGTTTCAGCAAGCTTTGCTACTTCTTCCGCAGCCTCCATTATGCCAGTAGCCGAACCGCCCGCTGAATCTATATCCAGAACCACACCTTTAACGCTTTCATCCTGCCGTAATTTTATTACTTCGGACTTTATTCTATCCGTATTTACTAGACCGAAATATTTCTCAACTGCTGGTGAGACACCCTTCATGAATGTGCCATACATAGGCAAAACAGCTATTTCACCTACTAATGGATCAGCAACACTTTCAGTCGATTCAATTTTTGCACCCCTGACAAATTCCTGCTCTACCAATGTTCTTAATGAGTTATAAGCTTCCATGGTAACTAGCCACGGATTGCATAATACTTCTTCTCTTATTTTAGCTATCTGTATCATCTTCCTGTTCCTGTTCTTCCTGTTCCTGTTCTTCCTGCTCGGCACCTATGGATGTATTTAACAGATAATTCATAATCTGTTTTTCATCCATACCTGTTTCTTTTGCCAAAACGGCACTTTTTTCAATTAAATATTTAAGCTCCTTACCCCGTTGCTGGCATTCAGACTGCCAATCCAATCCCCTCCGTCCGTAATGCTCACGAAGCGTCATGAGTCCGCTAGCAACATCCTCACGCTCCTCTCTGGCTTCTCTACCCGCATCTATTGTTAATTGTGCAGGACATTGAATCCTGCATCTACTCCAGCCTTCTATGTCGGATAATTTGCCCTCCCTAATACCTTGAGCGATCACAAGAGCCCAAACTTTTTGCACAAATGGGTAAAATAATCTTTGTCTCTCCGCAAATCTTCTTTGAGCTTTTCCCATAATAAATCTTTGTGCTGGTCCAGTAATTCCTGCTGGATGCCATAAAAATTCATAGGGTAAGCCTATGCCTACAGCAAATTCTCTTATTAAAAATTCTAAGAATCCCTCAAAGGTGGAGGAGGGGCGGCTATAATCGAAAGGCGTTAATTTTTCGCCTTTTTTCAGAACAGGAATGCTTCCACTCTGAACTTCATTTACTGTTAAACGGGTCGCTTCCTCCACTATGTCACTTGTATTCCAAGCGTCTGGGTCAGCTTCGCCTGTTTCGGACTCTAATACTGCTGCAATTGTCGATAGATTCTTTACGCCCACTTTCTCATAATCTAATATTTCCTTAATATCGCGGATATGATTTGCGGCGTGTTTTATGGCTGGCATTCCACGAAATTGCTGTGATCTTTCTGGCTCAAGAAGGAGCATCATATTTTTAGATGAGATTACTCTGCTTTTTACATGCGGAGTATAAAATGTGCCAGCAGACGAATATTCTTCGGCAACCACATATGAAACTGGCTTACCATGTTTATCTACTTTTACTCCATCTACATGCTTATCATCATGCTCTATATAATCACCAATTCTATGGGATTCTATGTATTGAAGTTTTAATCCATTATCTTGCGCAAAAAGAACACCGCTATCACCATCCCTATCAATCCCGACACTTAATAACTTTTGAAATTCGCTAAAACCAAAACGACCACTCGCATCGCAATAATTAGCCCAATCCTCAAAATACTCCTCTGCATCATGATTCCAATATGCATCATCAGTCTTTGCTTGTGGTAACAATGGAAAGCTATATCTAGCCATATCATTAATAGCACCACGCACGACACCATCATTATCATATAAATACCTTGATAAAGAAGCCATTTCCCGCCTACCATGAGTATTTCCATATCTTGCAGACTTGAGCATATAGGGAATATCATTTCTTTCCCTGCTTCGCTTAATACCATCCCAATAAGTAGGATGATACGCACCTTCGGAGGTTTGGCGCTTTTGAGGCTTAGATTTAAATAAATCAAAAAATTTCATAAGGTAACTTCTATTTTATCCCACGGCAGGCTTGTACTTAATGGTGATTCTGATAAATTTGTCTGAAAATCATACATATAGCCAGCTATTCCAAATAACTGCCAAACACCATTTCCATTTTTGGCAATATAGCCCTGCTCATCCCAATGCTTGTAATAACCTCTGGTAAAAGTAATTAATGATGTTTCATCGACATATTCAAACTTGCCATCCTTTATTAAATCCCCAGTCACCCTGCCTATGCCCCTGACTACAACAAATGGTACATGCACTCTGCCATAATGGTTTTTATTAAAATTAGGTATTAATTTTTTTACGGGACTGCCATATACATCAGGTTCTGCTTTTTTCAGAGCAAACAATACTTCTTTCAATTCATGAACTATTTCCTGATAAGACAAAAGTGATTTTTTGCCACTCTTACCCCCCATATCGACTTCCGCAAACCGACTCCCTTTTCTAGCTTCGGATAACGAAAGAAGTAATTCTTTTCTGATTTCCAATAATTCTACAACTGGCAATCCTACATAATGTCCTCTAATAATCATTTCAAATTAGCCCTTAAGTCTCCAATTCAACTTGAGTTAATATTTTATTTGCTAAAGAAGCGACAATAATCATCAACTCGCAATCCAGTAAATGATTATCTTTTCTGACAGGTATCCACTCGTACTTGGATCGTCCTTTAATATCAGTGGTTTGTATTCTTTTTTCTGCGGTTATTTGTCTAATATATTCCTTCTCTACGCTCCTTGGGATTGTCCAATCACCCACAAATCCTTGTATTAATTCTGCAAACATATCCTTTAATCCATCATTTGACCACAGGAATAATCTAATAGCTTTGTGCAAACCATGCTCTCTTGTTCCGATACCCACCTCAGCTTTTGTCCATGTCCATAATTGCGTGGATAGCCTCCCTGTTTTTTTATTTCTATGCTTGAATCCTTGATTACCTGAACCCTTCATCGGCTTCCATCCATACTTTTGGCAAAACTTATAAACAGATGTGGTATCAAAGCCCGAATCAACCATGCAATTATCTGGATGCACATTATTGGCTTCCGCTACCTCTAATAATTCTTTGTCACCACCGACTCTTCCAAAATCTATGAGTCTTGATCTTGCACCTTCTTTAGCAAAAGCCCTAACGACATACCAATAATGTATACCACCCTTTGCCTGTTTATCCGCAGAAAGAAACCTTATCTCCTCCTCGTCCCACTCCTCATTAAGTTTGTAATCAACCATTCTATCTTGCAGGATTGCATAATCCTCGAAATCCCCTAGCCTATCCTCCCACGGCTCGCCTAATGATTCATTTATAAAATCCTTTAGTGGCGACATATCGCCATTATATGTCGATTGCTTAGCAATAAGAAACTCCTCGACAAGGTCTCTCCATTTTACCCAAGGTGGCAATAATGCATTCCAATGAAATGAAGTTCTATTCTTGGGAGCATTTGCATTTAATGAAATATATTTACCGCTTGAAACAAAATGCCTTCTGTCGGGAGGGTTATCATAATACTTTTCACCGCAAACGCATTCAAATCTAACTGTCTGGGCTAATTCATCAAAATCATAGCCCTTTTCATTTTTTGTAATTTCATTTTCATCCCACTTTACATGCTCCCATGACATAGGGAAAAATTCATTACAACTCCTGCACTGAAAATGCCACACCCTTTGGTCACCCTGTATATAAGCGCGATGTGTGGCATCGTTGTACATATCTGGTGTAGACACAATGCATCTTCTGGCATTCCAATATGCTCTAGTACGCTTTAGAACCATCTCTAATGCGCCTTCTGGGTAATTTCTTACTTCATCAAGAAAGAGCCACCTGACTGGCTTGGACTGTAATCGCGATGGCGAGGAACTACCAACAACAATTAATGAAGAGCCTTTTAATTGCACCTCCATCTTATTAACTGCATTTCTATCATCTATAAGCTGATCAACGACAGGGGCGCAACTTTTGATAGTTGGTATCAATCTTGTTTTCATGAGAAACGCAGCTTCATCACCCGTGCTAGTAACCCACATTGTTGGGGAGGGCTCTTCTGATAGTGCCCACATTAATAGGCAAATCATGGTTTGCGTTTTTGCGGACTGAGCTGAACACATGACGCTAATATCAGTTACCTCATTATCGGCAAAAACTTCCATGAGTTCCCTGACCCATGGCGATATATCACTTTTCCAAAACCCCTGAAACGGGGAAGTGGGGTCTAATCGAACATTACTTTCAGCCCATTCCCACGGCGTTCTTGTATCTGGCGGTTTAAAGGCTTTTTTTGCTGCATTAGTTACTACTCCCACAATTTTTACATATATTTAATCTGCCCTTATGGCTTCATATTTTAACACAGTATTACTAATATTCTTAGTTCTACCCAAGCTAAATTTTAACCAAACTGCTCCTAATGGCTTCGGCGGTCTACCTTTTTCCATATGAAATCCTGAATCCTTTACGCCATATTCATTTTTGTATGTTGGTATTTTTATGTGCAATTGCTCATCAATGTACTCAACTCCTTCCGATGTGATCCTGCTTCGTGCATTTGTGAAGAACCAACTATCATGCGTATGCCCCGTTGCTACTATATTTGCATCAGGTAGAACTACCCCCATTCTATTCGCTCCAATAACACCCTTCGTGACAGGTCCACCTCCACCCGCACCATGAAACATATATAGCCAAACCGTACCAAGACTTTTCCTTTTGTATCTTCCTCTGATTGCAATCCAGTTGGCTATTTGTCCACATTCTATACTTGAACTTGTTCTTCCATTTAATGAATTTACGAGCCTTTGAGTTAGATCAGTTTCGCGATGCTTATAGACAGCAAGCTCATGATTTCCCTTACCCATTACTAATATATTTTTTGAATAAGGCATTAGAAATTCAGTATAAGAATCTACGAGTTTATCTAAATAATTACCACCTTTATGCTCATTCTTTATATCATCCTTTGATGCTCTCGGATCACCCTTTCCTTGCATTGCGCAAAAAGCATCTCCATTATCTAAAATAAAGGCTTTTCTTTCTAGCGCTTGCTCTAGATGCCTTCTTTCCATTGCATTATCAGAATGCGGATTATCATGGTGAGCATCACTTCTTAATAAACACCACTGCTCCAAATCCTGCGAAAGAGAAGTAAACTCTAGATCAATAAAGAATACTCCTTCATTTGCTTTTCTGCATTTAAATAATTGTTTTTTTTTGCTCATCACACTCCTCCAATAGGCACTTTAATAATAGGGTTTATGTCATAGCCTACTTGTCGCTTCCTATTGACCTGTGATGCACCTGAATCGAATGTAATAATTTTGCTTCCCCACTTTTTGACCAACATTTCATTATGCTCTTTTTCTCTCTCAATCGAGCGATAAGACGCGCAACCGCCAGCAAGTGTAGCTTGGTCGCAATCATAATGATACATATTTAATCTAAGATTTTTACGATATTTATTTAATACTTGCAGTGTCATATCATAATCTTCCTTCAAGTATATTTTTTCATCATACCTCAAATCATTATTGCAGTGTGCTTGAAATGGTCCCCCGATATACTGCTTTGTACCGAACGGAGTATACTCCCTATAACTGCCTTTATCTGCAACGCAATTTATGCCCCAAAATCGCACATCCAAATCGTAAGCTAACTGGAATCCCTCCTGGATCATATTATAAACACCATCTTCGTCTAACTTCTTATGCTCCGTACCATTCCATCTCCCGATAGAATTTATATCATCATCAATGAGCAACACATTACTCTCTTTAGTATTATCTAATATATAATTCCTTACCCTTGATAAATTTCCCTGCGCTGAATCTGGTACATACCAAATATTCTCATGCACTCCATCATAGGCACTTCTTTCGCTTTCGGTTACTACATATATTACTTGTTTTAAATATTTGTGAGTTTTGCACAAGCCCGACCTTTTATAGGAAGGGGCATATATTTTATAATTCATTGCTGTGTTATTTTCTTTAAATAAGAAGCTCCGCTCAAGACTCTTCCAATTCCCTTGCTCCAAGGCTTACCATTACTTCTTTTTGCAGACACGGACTCTAAATCAAAATGTGTCAAAGCTTGCAACCAATCTACATCATTATCAAAAAACAAAACAACATAATTGTTTGTTTCATTTAATACTTCGCTAAACTTTATTTCAGGTTGCTCTTCTTCAAAATCGTCATCCTCTCCTAGGTCAATTGACAATTCGGATTCATCAAAACCCCAATCTAGCAGATCATTTGGGTCAAAATTATTAGCAAGCATTTCCCAATCCCACTGACCATTATTTTTATTTAGTCTGACATTTAATTCTTTTTCTGCATCTGGGTCTAAAACTATCTCCACGCAAGGCACTGAATCATTACCAAGCTCTGCCCATATCCTTACCCTTTGGTGACCCCCAATTATTACATCTTTTCGATTTGGATGCTTATTGATCAATAAAGGATTCACGAACCCGAACTTTTTAAGGCTCGACTTTAATGACTCATGCTGCGCTTTTGTTAATTCCCTAGGGTTATATTGAGCTTCATTTAGCTCACTTATTTTTTTATTTATAATTTTCATAATTTAACTCTCTGTCCTCTGCCTTTTACGCCGAATTTTTTTGAGAAACTAATTGCTTGCTTGCTTAATGATTGCTTGTGCACATTCACCCCTTCAGCTTTTGCTATTTCAGATAAGGCTACTCCATTAAATATTTCTGGTCTAAGCACCCAGCATGCTGATATCGCTTTTCGCATAACTGTTTTCCCATAGCCCTCTGAATTTATATCACCCATGCATAGCCAAATTAAAACCTCCCTAAGTGCTTCTGCCATCTTTACAATCTCACACGGGTCTATCTCATTATCCTCAACTTCATCAAGTGAGTCATAATCGAAATGGACACACTGCTCTTTATTGGCATGATCTACGCGGGTTTCATCAAAATGATAAACTGAATTATGCTTACTCATTAAAATTTGTATCACTAAGGGATTTTAAGGTTTCCAATACGGCTTCTTTTATTATTCTCTCTGCCTCTGGTAGGGTCTGCCCAATTACTATTGGCGCTAAACTTGACGGCATGGACATCATTTGTCTCTTTACCTCTGTGACAACTCTCACCATCTCATCTTCAATAACTGAATTTTTTGTATACTCACCTTTTAATATTGAAAGTTGAAGCTCTAGCTTTTCATTCGCTAACACAAGACTTTTTATTTGCTCGGACTCCTTGCTCACCAAATCCCCGCCTCTGGTATTGTTATACTCCTTCCATCTTATGACCTCAGTTATATCATACCTGCCATCTGCTTTAGGCTTTGGGAAGGATGAATCCTTTCTCCATCTTTGAATTGTTTTTCTATCCACACCGATTGCAGAAGCTAGATCGGTTTGATTCTTTGCATACTTGGCTACACTTGTGCCCTCTTCTGGTAATGTCTCAGTTGCCCTATCTAAAATTTCCTCTTCTCGCTTAGTGAGAATACCACCAGCCATTGACTTCTCGACAACCTTGCGAACCTGCTGAGCATCTATCTTCTTTCGGTTCTCCTCTGTGAGGGATAACATAAGTTACTTAATACACAGTCAGTAGGAAAAAGAAAGAAAATTTTATGAGACATTTAATTTTTTTTTGTAGTGAGCTTAACACCACACCTCACGAAACC